AATATTTTATTCTATGAAAATGTATTATACTGATGTTATTCTACATCCAGTAGTAAAAGCCTGGTCAGTAAATATCTAAAAATTAGAGCCGGATATATCCGGCTCTCACCACGTATAGTGATCTATAAATATTAAAAAGGAGCAACTATGGCATTTAATTTTATACCTCAAAATTATACAGAAATAGCTGGCAAAGCTATATATAAGCCTTATATTGAAGACTACTTTAAATTATTCAATTATTTCAATGATAATTTTGCTAAAATAAATTATCCTTTTGCTCTAGATATATCTACTCCAAGTAAAGTTAAAATTACTAGAAGAATATTTCCTGCTAATCTTACTAATATAAAAAACGCATTGAAAATAAAATTAAGTTTAGCATATGGAGAAGGATCAAGAAAAGGTGGTTCGACTGAGGTAAAGGTGAACCGCGGCAATCAATTTGAAAAAGATTTAGCAGAAGATATTAATAAATTTATTCGAGGCGATACAATATCAGATAAAAAAAATGAAAAGTTTATTAATGAATTTGTAAAATACTATAGTTTTACTTCTATAGATCGTGTAGAAGCCATGGGTGAACTTAATCAAAAACGCCCCCTAAAATTTACTAACTCAGGGATATACATAGGTACTTCGGGTGATCCAAATGTTGGATCTCTGGTAACTGATCTTAATGTTGAGGGACATCGAATTCCATATCAAAAAAATATGAAAAAAATTATATTTCTATCATTAAAATATGGTAAAAAAGTAACTTTTGCAAATACTGGTATAGCTACATTATTTCCTGAAAAAGATTTTAAAGCAAATAAATTAATCAATTCTAATGCACATATTCTTTTAGACATGTTTGGTATGAGTGAAGCAAAATTTATTGCTACATTTGAATCTTATAATGTGGGAAAAATTTTTAAGGAAAAAGAAAACACCTATGGAAATATTAATAAAATGGTTTTGCAAAACTTTATTAAAAGTGGTATAGGATATGGTTACCATATGGTTCATCTATTAGGTAGTAATATTAAACATAAAGAAATGACTAAAGCGTATCTAGATCAAGCTTCTACCCCTAAATCTTGTATAGTTTATTATGGTGGTCTAGGGGGAAGTGCTGCAGGTAAAAGAGTAGATATAATCGTTGAAACTAATGCATATAAATTACAATTTAACCTAAGATCTAAATCGGGTGGCCTTTATCCAACACATTTAATGATTGATTATGAGTACATCTAATGATATCCTTTAAAACTTTAATATCAGATCAGCTTGAAATAAATGAACAATTGTCCCATTTAGATCATCCATATCAAATGCATGTTTTATATGGAAAAAATGGAGCAGAATCTGCAATACGTGATTTAAAAGCTACACATGAATATTTTAAAACAGGCAAATCTAGTAAAGTATATGCCTCGAGAAAAGTGGATGGGGGCGTGAGTGTGGTTATGAAAAACCATCCTACTTTTGGTTTCTCAGTTGCAACCAAATCTGCATTTAATGTTAATCCCAAAATTAACTATTCTGAAGAAGATATTGAAAAAAATCACGGGCATGCAAAAGGATTGGCAACAGCATTAAAGCATGTTCTTAAGTATGGAAAAGATTTAGTTAAATCTGGCCATACTATACAAGGAGATTTATTGTATACTAATGATGCTAAAAGTTCTGATAATCATGCATCAACTACACCAAATAGAATCGAGTATAGACATACAGGAAATCCCAAGAAGTTTGGTATAGCATTACATACAGAATATGAAGGCAATAGTGCGAAATCTGGGGTATCAAGTAAAGCTATTAATCCTACACGAAATGCTTTTATAGCAGATACTTCATTTGAACCCAAGGCGTCTCATTATGAACAAAAACATCAACAGGCAGCAGAAAAACATCTAAAAGCTGCTGAGGAAATAGTAAAAAAACATCCTGAGCATTTTGATATATCCAAGGATCATAAAGAACATTTGCTAACATACATGAACTCTTTAAGATCAGAATCTGGTCATATTGTGTCACCTAGTCACGATTCTTATAAAGAACATTTGAAAAGAATAATGGAAAAAAGACAAGCAGGTGTAAAAACTGAGAAGTCAAAAGCTGAAAAGGGTGCAGCATTTCAAAATATGATGGATGAAGTAGATAGAGAAAAATTAAAGTTTAAATCTATTTTTGATTTTCATGATCATGTAAATAAAGTTACTGAAGCATTAGCGTCTACCTTACATCACAATAAACCAAGTAATTTTACTACTCATATTGATGGAGCTCCAAGTACCGATGAAGGAATAGTAGTAGCCGATAAAAAGACGAGAAATATAAGATTTAAAATTGTTCCTAATCGAATCGCATCAGCACTACGATTTAATCCTAGATTCCCTAGAAATACTACAGCTTCTCAATAGGCTACATAGAGAAGTATAACACCTTGTCAATAGAATGTCTATAAAAAATATTAAAGAAAAAGAGCTTTTGATTAACTTGTCCAAAACTTTTGGGCAAGATGTTGATCCTTCCATAGTTGAAGAAGTGAATAAACAAAAAGAGTTTGAATATAATCTTAAACAATCTGCTAAAAAAAATTGGATTAAAGATTTACAAGAAGCTCTTCAACAAGTAAAAGTAGATGTTAAAAATATAAAAGATCAGAATAAGTATCCTGTTCCTCCTTCTCTTGATGATCTGGAGGAATTTCTATCTATAACTACGGAGGAAGTCAATGACTTGGTTTCGAAATCACAAGAATCCGAAAATACCCCCAAGCAAATTGAATTTGAAGAAATACCAGAAACAAGATCAGAATCTCTTGCCGAAAGAGCAGCAAGAGTAATCAAACTTAACGAAAATTCCTTCAAACAACCCGACCCAAATTTAGTTCCGCCAGACATAAATTCTATTCAAAAGAAAATAAAATTTTTGGAACAATGGTTGGGGAAGATATCTGCAAATGGCCCGGGTGGAGGAGCAGGAAATACTATAACTCTAGATTATCCTGTTAAATTGATAACAGGTAATTACACACTAACGAAAAAAGATTATTACGTAGGAGTGAACGCTAATTCTTCTGTAACTATCACTCTTCCGAGCTCAATTGGTTTTTCTGGTAGAAAAGTAATAATTAAAGATGAATCCGGTCATTGTTCCTCAAATCCCATTACTGTACTTGGAAACGTGGATAATGATTCTGGTGGTTTCGTCTTGAGTATTAACAATGGCTCAATACAAATGATATACAGAGAAGGCTGGAGAATAATATGACATATTTGTTTACATCCAATAATATAATTACCGGTGAAGTTGAGGTAAAGAATGATTCCGGTAATGCCTTAACTGTAACGCTACCTGTTACCAATTATGATTCTTTTGGTAGATTTAGAATCAGTGCTCCTCTTACACTATTTGATTCCTCACATCGATACTACGATAATGGCAAATTTGCAACATCTAATACTGCTACTACAAGTTATTCCTTTCAGGCGAATACTGCTAGCATAGACATGGTAGTTGACACCACATCATTAGCTAAAGTTTATAGAGAAAGCTATAGAGTGTTTGCCTATCAACCAGGTAAATCCTTGCAAATTATTAGTACGTTTGTAATGAATACTAGCAAGGCAAATCTTAGGCAACGTGTTGGATATTTTAGCACAGACAATGGTATTTTTCTGGAGCAATCTGATGATGTGTATTTTGTACAACGATCTAAAGTTACTGGATCAGTTGTGGATACAAAAATTGCACAATCTAACTGGAACATAGATCCCATGGATGGCACAGGCCCCAGCGGCATCACATTAGATCCCTCCAACGCACAGATACTGTTCATAGACATGGAATGGTTGGGCTTGGGCACGGTGCGCATGGGATTCGTCATAGATGGACAGATCCGCCACTGCCACAGTTTCCATCACGCCAACATTCTGACATCAACTTATATCACCACGGCCTGCTTGCCACTGCGACTGGAGATAGAAAACACCGCAGCAACAGCATCAGCATCTACTCTAAAGCAGGTCTGCTCTACTGTTATATCAGAAGGTGGCTACGAGATTCGTGGAAGGTCCCGCAGTTTCGGCCTGGCCACCGATGGTGCTCGTGATCTCACTTCAGCCAACACTTTCTATCCCGTGGTCAGCATCAGACTAAAAAGCACAACACCAGACTGCATTGTAGCACCAACAGGATTCAGCGTGTTGGGCAAGAGTGTGGGCAACTATCAATACAAGTTGATCAAGCAGGCCACCGTCACGGGAGGAACCTGGGTGGCACTGGCCAACTCTAATATAGAATATAACATAACAGGAACTGCTGTATCTGGAGGCGAAGATCTAGAGCAGGGATATTTCGCTACCACACAACAGAGCACAGGTTTCGTGCCCAGCCAACAGGATCTGTTCCGATATCAGTTAGAGAGAAACAGTTTCACAGGCACCTATCATACATTCACCCTGGCGGTGAGATCAGATGGTGCAGGCGATGATGTCTACGGCAGCATAAACTGGCAGGAGATAACCTAATGTATCGCAAGTATATCCGCATCGTGGAAGCAGCCAACAAAGGTTGTCCCATAGCAACCTACGACATTGATGTCAATCTAAAGAATCGCCAGAAAGCCATCGACCAGTATCACTACGGACCAGCCAACCCCGACGAGCCAGAGTCATATTGGAAGGATGCTGCCCGTCGTTGGGGCATCGCAGAAAAGACTGCCAAGACGATGAAGTGTGGTAACTGTGCGGCCTTTGATGTGTCGGACAAGATGTGGAAGTGTATTGAAGATGGCATTAAGGGCGATGACAAAGCAGTAGATGGTATGGCAAGCATACATAAAGCAGATCTGGGCTACTGTAACTTTCATCATTTCAAATGTGCCGGTACAAGATCTTGTACAAGTTGGATCACTGGCGGCAGCATAGACGACAAGGATCGTACAGAGTAAGGAGCGAATATGGAAAACATCATCGACGACAATGACGCATATTTTAGATTAAAGGCGAATGCGAATACTGTAAGCATCCCGCTCATTGCGGACATAGTTGCCTAGACGAAAGCTGCGACCACTGTACTGAATGTGGTTGCCTAAACTGCAAGTTAGAAACAGAAAAAAACCTAGGCTATAACTAAAATGTTCAAGCGGCACGATGTAACAGTCATGTCGAATCCAGTTTGTTTGAAAGCTGTCGACACTATTAACCAACAGGACTTTCAATACTACGACAAAGATGGATTTGAATTAAACATAGCAGAACAGAAATTTTATTCTGCTATGGGTTATCCTATCAGATATCCTATATTAAATCACACCTGTTGGCAAGAACCTTGGTTTTATTTAGAAGACGGTGTCGAAGGATTGATTTTAGATCATTCAATGTTTCTTTGCCGCTGTAACTATGCCAGTGATGCCTTAGAGCAGCTAGAAGAATTAAAAACTTCTGTACCTCTAGCAGACTACCTAATCAAAGCCAAACCCAAATGGGGATTTGATTTCGCCCTAGATGCTGTCAGAGATGGCGTGACATTTGAAGTCCTTCATGTAGAATTTGATCACAGAAATTTTGAACACTTCCGCAACAGGATGATCACATTCGAATGGACTGTGCGTCATACAGATTGGCGTGATGCTGCGGATCGTGTATGGGCCCAGAGAGATTCTTGGCAGCAGCTAATAGGCTTTGACCAGAATCATTGGAAAGCTGAATATCTATTGGGCTGGCAAAAAGCCGAATATACTGAAAAGACAGTATAAATACATACATTACTGGAACTTTACCAATGAAAAAACTGCTACTATTATTACTGGCTGTGCCTGTTCTAGCTTTTGCACAGGGCAAGATGCCAAAGAATTCAGCTACATATGATGCACAAATTTTACGAGTGAGTGATGGCGACACGATTGTGATCGCCGCTCCCTTTTTACCACAGCCGCTTAAACCTGAGCTTGCCGTTAGAATATTCGGAGTTGATACTCCCGAAAAAGGACACAGAGCTCAATGTCCAGCCGAAGCCCAGCGAGGAGAAATGGCAAGTCAATACACGAAACAGCTCGTGCAGTCAGGACAGAAATTCCAAGTTGTCCTGTACGGTTGGGATAAATTTGGTGGTCGTGTTCTAGGCGACATCATCGTTAATGGACAGAGCGTTCGTGCAGGTCTAATCCAAAACGGTCTAGCTCGTGAATACTACGGTGAAGCCAAACAATCGTGGTGTAATTAAGTGCAAATTAAAAGCTATCAGGTTTTCGCACAGTTGTTAGAAAGCTATGTAGATGAAGCATCTACAAGCCTAGATCTAATCACCGGGCAAGATGGCGGCCGCGAAGTTATATTGAAACTGCACAAAGACATGCAGTTGGCACATGATCAAGACTACAGACAGGTAGACAAGATCTCATGGTCAGATCTCAAAGGATCATACAAAGGCGCATGGGCTATAATTAAGGGCAGCAACGGAGTAGGTGCTATCAAAGCCAAAGATGATCGTTACGAAGCAGTAGCCAGTTCAGGCGGCGAAGTCAAACAGTTCC